GAGATAAACAACTGATTGAAATCTTCCATTATCTTCTTGTGATACTGGTAATATTGATTGAAGCCTTGTACAGGCAGTCCTGGTTCTATGTTAAGGAAAATAGGAGTACTATCAATTTTAGGGAAGACATATTCGCCAGCAATCGGATCATCAGGCGCTAACTGAATACCAATACGGCGTACTGCTCGATAGTTGTTAAAGGTAAGAGTGTTGTCACCGTCGAATTCAATGGTGAGTTCTGTATCATCAGAAGCTGGGACAAACAGATTCAAGTCACCCTTAATTCGGTCAACAGTGATCTTGGTGCATGGTACATAGTCGGCATGGTCTGATTTGTCCCACCATTTAAGAATAGGAAACGTGTCACCTTTAGAAGATTGAGCACGATTAAGACGAGTACCAACCTTACTCTTAACTTCCGTTATACCTCTGAGTACAAGAATCTCAGCCACATTTTACCTCTTAGACCCATAAAACTATTGTAAAGTATTAGCTGAAGACCACTTCAAGTTCTCAACACAGTTATTGGACTTATCATTGTTGATGTGATCAATAGACGAGCATCCACGCTTACGACCTAGTGGTGTGGGAGGGTTACCTAGAAAAGCAAGGGCAACAAGAGTGTGCACATAGGTCTGCTTCTCCCCTTTCTGACCAAGACGCTGCTGAAGCGTAACCTTCTGATAACCAGACTTAATCGTCACAGGTTTCATCAGTCTTTCCTTGCCCCCTTTAGTAGTTTTAATTGCACCTTGTCTATTGACGTAGTACTCAATACAACACTCATATCCAGGCAGAGAAAGGACAGGAACCCACTCATTTGTATCAATAAAGTCTTCCATATACTTGTTAATCAGTATATACAGTAAATGCCCTTAATATAACTAGTATTATTAATTTATGTGGGCTAGTCGAAGTCCATAAGTAATTTATTCGTTTTGGAGTTACCATCCCATGTGGATTGATAATGATTTTCCAAAACTCCTTGGTGCTGAGCTTTATCGCCCACACCCTGCGTACATCATTGAGATGGCCGTTGAGCCCGTGGTTGTTCACGATTTTTCAAAGCAACCTGGCCAAACGGTCCAACTTGATCGTTACCGCTTCTGGGGCAAGCCCGGTACTAAGGAGTCCCGCGAACGTACTGCTGACCAAACTCTTGGCACATCATCAGCACGCAATATCGTAAAAGATAAGGTGTTGGTCACGCTTCGGGAATATACAGGTCCTGCAGATACTCGCGACACAGCTCAGCCTTCTACATTCAAGGTAGCTCGTGAGACCCTGATCACAGCACAGCGTTTGCTGCTTGATACAGGTAATTTGAATGTATTCCATCAAAGCATTGGTTCACTAACCCTGCTTGATGACTATCGCCGCTGGCGCGATCGGGTGTTCGCAAATGAACTCCTGAAAGCAGAAGCAAATGGTAAAGCAAGCAGCGATGCTGGTGGCTATTACCTACCTGGTGGTAAGGATAAAGGCGGCGCAGGTGGCACCTTAGGTGTTACTTATGCAGCTGGTGAATCTGCAAAGTTTGACGTAAAAACCGATCTTCTTGAAGTAGTTAAGGACATGCGTAAGCGCAATGTTCCTACCTTCGCTGATGGTTATTACCGCTGTATTGTTGACCCAACTGCCATGATGCATTTGCGTCAGAACAGTGACTTCCGTGAGATTGCACGTTACCCAGGACAGGGTCTCGTCAATCCTATGCAGCCTGGAGCTGGCCCTAACGCCAACTTCTTCCAAGGCATGGGTCCCGCTTATGGACAAGCTGGATTCGTGGCTGGACAGCCAGTCATGCCAACGGGTTTCCTGTTTGAAGGAGTGCGCTGGTTTGAGTCAACAAACCTACCTGAAACTTCCTACAACTTGATCATTGCTGGTGAAGCAGCTGGTGCTGCTGATTACGGTGCCGCTCAAATGATCTTCTTCGGTCCTCAGGCCGTTGGCGTAGGTATTGGTGGTAACAATGCTCAGATTCTGTTGAATAACAACGATGACTTTAGTCGTTTTATCATCATGATTTGGTCCTTGTTTGCTGGTTTTGAAATCCTTAATAAGGACTTCATCACCGTTGGTTACTCTTTCGTATATTAAGGAGGTAACTAGCAATGTCCGTAATTTTTCCCGGTAACTATGTAGCCCACTTGAACGCATATCGCGGTCAAGGCGTAACGGCTCTCCCAGGTATTGAGTTTTATACCGTAATTGGCGTCTATGAAGTAACAGCAACTGCTGCTGCTGGCGCTACCTATGATCTGAAGATCCTTTCTCCAGACATGCGTTCTGACGACAAGCCTCGTTTGGACAAGCCTTGTGTTATTCCTACAGGCGCTAGTGTTTATCGCACAGGCGTAACTGCAGTTAATATCACAGGTTCAGGCACAGATACCCTCACCGTTTCAGGTGTAACCCCCGCTGCTGTATCTACTTCAGCTGCTGGCGTTTACCCTGCTGCTGGTGGAGTGACCGCATTCGCTGGTCTTGGAAGTATCACCCCTGAAGCATCTGATGCAACCATTCAGGTTGTCGCTTCTGATGGTTTCACCATTACTAAAGCTGGCGATCAGGCTGCAATTCTCGTTGAAATTGATTATTTCGTCGATGCATCTGGCCCATCAGCTGACATGGTTGATCTGCCATACAAGATTGAAGCTGGTCAGGGAACCTGATTCTTCTTCAATAACACAATCAAAGCACTCTCTACGGGTGCTTTTTTTGTGCTTATAATAGCAATAGGTAAAGATATTTAAGATGAGTAATCTATTCCAAGATCAGAAGACTGGTGCTTTAGTTGAATTTATTAACAAGCACGATAAAGAATATGCGATGGTACGAACCTCCTCAGGCTCGATCGCCTATGTAAACATCGATCAATTAGTTCCGTATGATGCAGAGAAAGGTAAAAGACTTAAAGTTGAAACTGCCCCCCAGATTGCTCCAGAGCCTGAAGAGGAAGCACCAAAGACAGTTGTACCTATTGAAGACCGTAGGTTGAATCTAAATGCTGCTACTGCTGAGCAGATTCAAAAGCGTCTCCCCGGTGTTGGTTATGCAACCGCCAAGAAGGTAGTTGAACTAAGGATGTCTCTATCAGGTGAACGTTTTGCCAACCTTAAACAGCTTGAGAACATCCCCCGTGTCAACTGGGATCAACTCATTGAAGACGATTTAATCTTTATCGCTTGATTGCTAACATAGTAATAGTAATCGTGGCATAAGTTAATGGCTTCTGTAGAAGATATTCTGTTAGCAAGAGCAATGCAGGATCAAGAAGGCTACCCTTCAACAGGGGAAGCTGCTAGTGCAGGAGCTGCATTAGGTGCATTGACAGGAGTAGCCGCAGGTCAACCTGCACACCTGCTTGGTAAGTTAATCAATAAAGGAAGACAAGCCCCTGGCGGCGGTGCTTTTGTGCCAAGGAAGTTTAAAGCTGGACCAAGGATGGCCGGTGCTTTGGTTGGTGCAATCACAGGTGGTGCGTTAGGACCTGGCGTAAAAGCAATCGCAGAGCAGCAAAGTCCTGCAGCAAGGATTCTTGCAAAGATTCAATCTGGTCAGCAGATCACAATTGAAGATCAGATGATGCTTGAAAATATCCTTGCTGAAACCTACAGCAGGATGGCATAAATATGGAACTAAATGAATATCAGAAATCAAAAGTTCGTTTCCACTTAGGATTCAACAACGGTGCTCAAATCCCTGCTGGTGATAGAGCACGCGTTGAAGAAGCAATGGCACTGGTGCCTGATGAAGTGTGGTACGACGAGATCGTTTATCACCTTAAGCGTTGCGACATTGCATGGAAAGCTAGTGCAGCACTACCTGATGACTACTTTGAGCCAGGTGGTAGCAGGACCCTGAACCCTTCAAGACAGGAGATCATTTCAGGAGACGTTTTCCGTACGATCAATACATCAGATCCTCTTAAAGGTGATGAGTATTTCCGTGAGATCTATCTAAGGGAATGCGACAGATTAGCTGAAACTTTGTATTGTCCGAATTACAGAAGGCCTGAAGTAAGGCGCTATGCGTATGAACGTGCTGGTGCTGAGTTCATCATGGCAATACCTGGTCCAGCTGATACAGCAGTCGGTAGTCGTATTTCATTAGCAGAGAACTGGAGGTAGTTATGAATTCACAAGAAGAGCAGGCACAGCAATTTTTAAACGAAAGGATGCCAAGCCATCTACAACATAATAATGCAAAGTATTTTGCAAGTGATCATAATCCTGAAATTGATTCAGCACACGATTATGCAGTAGTTGAGGGAGTAAGGCAGGCACTTATGGGTGGAGTCATGTCAAATGATGAGTTAAATAGACTAATCATGGATGGGGCGATCACACCGAAACAAGCTTTTCTAATTGGAGATATTCATAATTTTGAACCACCATCTGGCGTAGATTACAACGATCCAAGAATACAAGCAGTGTATGAAGCTGGCAAAGAACAGAGAATAATAAGGCAAGGTCAATTAGGGTTAGAATAGATTTAGGAATAATAGTTTAATTGTTATGAGTGGATTAAGTCCCGTAAGTATAGGCACTACACCAATTTCTACAAATAGCGCTGACCGTGATTACGCTGCAATGCTTAAAGCAGCTAAAGCGCAGGCTGACGGTAATCCCAATGTCTTCGGTATCCAAGAACTAGGTGCTGATGTAGGAGAGCTAGTAAGTGACACGCGTACAAAGTACGGAGCAGTTACAACAATGCCTAATGTTGATGGTGATTCAACATTTGCACAGAATGAAAGTCCTGGCAACATAGGTTTCACGGATCCTAGAGCTACAACAGGTAATGCTGCTAATGAAGTATCAGCAACAACTGTTCCTCAGGAAGATCCAAGTGAATTTCAAACGGCTGCTTTAAATAAGCGTATGGAGATAATGAAAGGAACAATGCCTCAAGGCAATATTTCATTAAATGATCGCCGCGAAACAATGAGAGGTTGATGATGGCTAATTCAGAAAAGCAACAAAGGGCAGAGATCCTAGATCCCAAAAGATTTGAAATGGCCAAGCAGATGTCACCGCTGCCTGGTTCTCCTGATGCAATGGTCAATAATCCACAAAACCTGCCTGGTCCTCAACCAAGCAGCATGAGTGGCGTTAATCTTTCACCCTATGGTGATATGGGACGTAGCAATGATCCTCGGTTAGGTGGAGTATGGGCACAGCCTAATTCTGGAATACAGCAGTCAAACACTGCTGGTAGGGGCTATCAACAGAACATTGGCAGATTGGATATAGATGGAGTGCAGCCACCAGCAGAAGCAGGTGATCCACTTGAAGCATCAAGGTTGGATGATACGGCAAGGAAGTATGGATTGAACTTTGGGCCAATGGGTCCAATTGGCATGGAAGCTACTGCTGCAACCGGGGCACTTCCAGCAACATTGAACGTCAATGAGAACACCCTGGCATTCGGTGCTCCATTTACAGGAGCAAAGGGAACAGGAATGGGCCGTGGCAGCGGTCGCAATCAAAAAGCATAAGGTAAGTACTAATGGCCTCAACCTCAACAAATAAGCAACCACTGCTAGTCGATAGTGTATTACACACAGTTACTAATCTAGACAGTGCAATCACATCAACATTTGATGTATCAGGTACAAACACTGCGGTACTGTTAGTAAATGCAGTAACGACTGATGGTGCAATCATTGAAGATATTTACTCGATTGCTCGTGGTACAACAGCTGCGAAAATCAACCTCTACCTAAGTAGTGCTACTGATTATCTTCGTTCAACAGAAGGTGTCTTAATAGGTCAGTTTAATAGTGGAACGACAGTAGGTGCTGTTACACAGTTCGCCAACATGCCGAGGATTCTCGCTCCTGTGCCACATGCAGGTGGTGAAGGTCAGCTAAGAGCACTTTATATTCCAAAAGGGAAAGCACTTTGGGCAGCACGTGAAAGTTCTAGCATTCTCACTGATGGCCCGCTAGTTGGAGTTCAAGGCGGCTGGTACTGATGCCTAGAAAACAGAATGGTTTCGGTAAGTCGAAATCATTCAATGGTGTCAATGCAAGGACTGATAAAGGTAAAGGAAAAGCTGCTGCTGGTACATATCCAAGCAATAGACAATTTGGTTCGTCCGTTCACCGTACGATTATCGAGAAGTATGACTTAGAGAGCACTTGGGCTAAGTGGCGTCGGGGTATGGAGTATTACTACGAAAGTGCATATGATGATATGTTTGAAAGGGATGCCAACGGGAATCTTGTTGTAGATGCTAATGGTGATCCAGTTCGTCAAGTCATTAATTCAAAGCTATACCAAGGAACTCCAGAAGAAATGGATGTCAGCTTTATTGGGTGGAGATATCCCACAAAGAATGCTGATACGAGAAACCACTATGTAGTCAGACGTGACAACATTAATCCGCCAAACCTAGGAGTAATAACGTCAGTAGAGAACAGTCCTGATCTATACCCAGACAACAAAGCACGTGGTGAAATATGGGTGCAAGGTGCTGGTAGTACTGCATTAAAGAGGATGGTTGGAGAACGTGTAACTGATGAAGTCACTGAAGCAACAATCATCAACGTACTTACATCAGCAAAACGACCAGCTATCTATGTAGGGAAGTCATACCCTACGAACAGTACAACGCTTACCGTTAGTGTTCCATTAGCTGAAGTGCTTGCTACAGCAAAGGTTCAGAATAACAATGGTGATGTGCAGTGCTTAGTAGGTGAAGTTGGATACCTGAAAGACTTTTTTGTAGAACGAGCAATAACCAATGAAGTATTCACTGATGGTGATTACTATTTTGAAGTGTCGGCAGAGGAGATCGGCTCCAATCAAGGGTTTGAAATTCTTGATAACACTGGTGACTTACCACCTTCTCTGTATGACATCACAAACTTACCAAAGCTATATGACACAGTTAATGCTTCATACACATTAAAAGGTACATATACATACCAGAAAGAGTTATATCAACGCTTCTTTGGTAGACAGTACTTGACTGCAGACGTAGTAAAGAGTGAAGTCTCTACAGCAGCATTCACAGTAATGCCGTTTACAATCCTCTCGGTGCTTGTAGTCGGTAGTCAACTTGAAATTACATCAATTCCATTTGATGGTGAACTGACGTTATACGCTCAAAATGATAATGGCTATCTAATCATGGCAGACAATAGTTTCACTAAAACGGAGCTAGATGAATACGATGGTGAGTCGTACCATGCGCCAGGAGCACCCGGCGAAGCACCATGGAGACGCATAGATACAGACATTGATCCATGGATGGATGAGGTATTCACCAGTGGCAATCAACTAAAAACGGCAAATGCGTACTGCTGTAGCTGCCCAGATTATGCTCACGCAAAAATAAGAATGCCTGAAACTCAAGGCAGTGACGGCGAAATTTCCAATCGGCAGGTGCGATACCCATTACCAACAGTGATGAGCGAGTCGGACTTCAGGGCACTGGGATTGAATCAGGCTGCTGGTATCGTCCAAAGTTGGGAAGACCAACGTCACAGAAATAGCTTCAGGATGTGCAAACATACGATTGCCACTATGTTCGTTGACAAGTTAAAAGTAAAGGAACCTAATAGTTACCCAACTGTTGAAGCTAGGATAAGTTTTGAAGAGAAACTCAAGAAAGATATAGAAGAAACAGGGGAACAGTTCATTCCATCTGTACAGCGCTCAGGAATCACAACA